GTTATATGGAACTCGATTATACTGAGACTGTACACTATTAACAGAAGTACGATCTGGTTGTTGATCTTGCAGAATGTGCCTTTTATTTGTGATGCGGCTCTCGTCTTTTTCCCAACTAACTAAACGAAATGCCATTCGAGGAAGATTCATTTTATGTCGAACATTAGGACGTTCAGACTCTTCATCTATACGAACATTCTGTTTCTGTTGCCCTGCGTATGCAATTGGAACTTTTACTTCTTTGCCATCTGAACGAATGATACTCATATCATTGAAGACTGTTCCAAAGACGGCTGTGTATAGCTTAATTGTTTTGTTGTAAAAATGATTCTCAAGTATAGCCATCATCTAACTCCGAATGGATTGTCTGGATCGAAATCAATATCGTCTGATGTATCATTAGCAATGTCATCATTGTCACCGTAGCCTTCAGTATTAGTATCTTGATTCAATACATCAATTTCATCTGCAACGATATCATCGACTTCAGTATTACCGGTGCTAATGTTTTCGTAGGAGAATTCAAATGCTTCTGTCTTTAGTTCATATACGTATTGCTTACCCTTTTCAAAGAAAGGCGATTCTTGTTCTACATATTTTATTTCAAGAATAGCATTTGTGACTGGCATATAGATTAGATCACCTTCTCGTGGAAGCGGATACTCTGGAAATATTTCAGCCCACTTTCTTTTTGACATTACAAAAGTACCGGACTTTTGAAATTCATTACCAAACATAGACATCAGTTCTTGCCCATCAAATCCATCTACGAATAAAGGATAGACTGCTATAAGTTTGAATGAATCGTAATACTGAGAAGGGTCTTCATTATATAGATAGTCAATATTGTCTTGTGATCTAGGAATGTAAACAATTTCCAATCCACGCTGATAGATTGATTCATCAACAAGGTCTTGAATCAGATTCTGTTCGTTCGTAGCATTGTAGTGCTGGAAGTGTGGACTGACGTTTGGCATATAACCCTCTAGAAGACTTTAGAATGTCCTTTTATTTGAATCAATAGGAACATATAGATTTATTTATTAAATGGTCTAGTCACCACTAGATCATCTTCTAATACCATCTTCAGGAGATTCAATGTTCTTGTTATACATGTCCTTGGAGATAGACTCATTATAGGTTACTGCACCCATATACAACATGACTAGACCAGTATGAAAACCAATCAGTGTAATGATGATTGAATTGAACTCAGCGAATGTCTGAGCTTGATCAGCAGTCATATAGAATGGAGCAATAATGTAAAACAATGTCAACAGAACAAGTTGAACAAATGAAGATATAGCAAAGCGTCTACGAATTCGCCACTTACGTCGATCTCGTTGAAACTCTGCTTCTTCTCTACGACGTTCTTGTTCTTTTGATAATGTCATATTAACCTACAATGAAATCATTCGGTAGCATATATGTTTCTTCAAGATTTTCTTCGAGCTTAGCAATCTCATCCATTGCTTCATCAAATATTTGTTGGCCATTTAGCTCAACACCACCAAGCAATGTAATACCGCTCATCTTTTTGAGATTTTCGCCCCATTGTCTTTTCACTAAAGCAGTCGTAAATTCTTTAAGCCACTTATCATTATAGATTTTTGGAACTTGTGCTGGGTCAATAATTCTTTGGACATGAACAGCAAGCTTATAACCAACACCAAGCTTTTTCAGATCTTCAAAGATCTTTAGTTTACCAGCATGTTTAGAGAAATCAAACGTTGGTGTCACTGATGTCATATCATTGATAGATTCATAGTTAGTAACTTTCATATAGTAGTCTAACTGATTCAATGGTCTCCACGGAGATAGCTCTTTCAATGCTAGCTGATACTGATATGAAAACAAATCAGCTTGAGCTGCAATCTCGCTAAATGGAAGTAGACCAATGACTACCAAGATATCATCAGGAATAGCAACCCAGCCATTATCAAGGTCAGTTTGTGTTAATTCATAGTAGACCCAGTCGCGTTCTGTTGCATCATAATGTTTTTCTTGAAAAGTTTCAAGTGCTTCATCAACACGATCTTCAACCTGTGTATCATCAACGTTAATATTGATGACAGGCTTACCAAGTTTGCGCAAGCAATATTCTTTTAATTCTAATCTTGTTGTCACTGCCATATTACTTTACTCTGTGTTTGAACCAACCGTAGATAAATGTTTCATCTTTTTCTCTACGTTCTGCAAGATTAACATAGAATGCACCTTGCAATACATTCAGCATTTTATATAGCACTTCAGCTGAACCTCGGTGCTCAACATGTTTTCTTAGAGCACCGAGTGTTGCTGGACCCATAACACCATCAAGTGTTAGATCATCGTACACTCTTTCTCTAACATTGAGAACGTTAAGAGACCGCTGTAGAAAATCAGTTGCTCTATCTGGTCCCATATTGACACAAGAGTCAAATAGTTCTAGAGCAACATCTCGAGAAACTGCAGCAACCTCGTCTAGATATAGAGGGTCCCAATAGTCTACTTTATAGATATGTTTCGCAAATGGCTTAGTGAAGTCTTTCATACCACCTTTATAGTGATGCTTACGAGCAACTTCTTCAGTAATCCCGTACTTGGTTTTACCACCAGAGTCATAAGGATTATCTACATATCCACCTTCTAACATTACAACGTCTTTAAAGGCTTTTTCAAATGCTATCATTTAAACCTCTCTTCTAATTCAGTAATTCTTTTTTCGAGACTTTCAATTCTATGTAACATGATGTTACGTTCTTTCATTTCTTGAACGACTTTTTGCTTTGCAGCTTTAGCCTTTTTGTAAGAAGACGAGTCTATGTTCATCACAGACCCGTTTTCATTTTTCACCAGATTTTCTTTTCCACTAACTTTAATCATTATATCTCTCTATTATAAGAAGTCAGATAGAGCAATAACTCGTAATCTTCTACATACAGGGAAGTTAACAGAACTATCAGATTTAAGTTGAATCAGAATCTGATAATGAGTGAACTGATCAATTCCTGTTTTTTCAAATTCGTTTTCATAAAAACGATCTTCGAGAGTTGTTCTTTCTGAACTCACGTTTGGAATAAAGAACCAATCTGCTTCTTCGATTTCATCTTCCGAGTTACCAAACCTTGCGGATACAAGTACTTTAGAAGACTGAGGACTGTTAATGTCCATGAATACTTTCATCAGATCAGCTGGGTCATTAAGAACGTTGATTCCAGTTCTATAGTTAGCCCAGTTACCGATTGAATCTGCATCATCGACTGCAGGATTAGTAATTGCTGCAAATGGCATTACAATGTTTGCTCCCTGGAGATCAATCACAGGAGATATATTCGATCTTGTTGAAACGAATGTTCCTCTGAACTCTAGCGATTTATTACCAGATAGATTGATTGATTCATCATTATCACTTGTTACAATCCAAGGAGTATCAATCGTGTTGTTTTCATTATTAGACAGCTCAGTGTAATCTGTGATCAGAGTATAAAGACCTTCATTACCATCAATCGACTGTCCAACCGTTCCTCTTGCTTCAAGGATCAGATTTGTATTAGGCAACTGAATTGTTGGAATGTTAGGTGCAAGAACAGATGCTTGAATCACATTACTTAGTGATACACCAGTTCCACCAATATCACCAGATGAATTAGCAAGAGCACCTTGAGACATTCTAACAAGAAACTCATTTGGTGATGGAACATCCTCTACAACAAAGTCACCATTAATATCACCAGCAGTAAGTCCATTTCCACCTGCCGCACCAGAGATTGTTACTGTTGCTCCAGTTGGATAGTTGTGTAGATTACTTGTAATGTAAATGTTGTTTGTTCCATTCTCAGTTCTAATAGGATTTTGCTCAAGATCAATATCATCTAAGCTTGCATTGTTAGCAATAAGTATACCTGGGCTACTAATATCGAAATCAGCAATCTCTAGTTCAAACTGGAGATCAGAGTTTTGATCAGCAGTCCATGTTGAGTTGTTCTGAGACTTAAACAGAACACCTGCATAAGGTTGTTCAACAACGAACTTGTTAGTTCCAAGATCTCTTTCACCCATAGTTGCAATGAATGCATTATAAGCATTAGAGTTAGACATAACAACGAAGCAGTATTCATTACCATTTGCAAGATAGACAGGATGATTGAATACAAATTCAGTTGCAACCGAACCATCATCAGAAGTATTCACCTCTGAAGGATTCAACATCTTAACACCACCTGGAATAATTCTCTGTGTTGGAGAACCATTTTCCATTTCACGAATCTCAACAGATACTGGAGTAATTGTGTCCTTAGTCTCAAAGAATACTTTTACTTTAGTAAGGAATACACCACCATCCCTTTCAACCAAGAATGATTGAGCAAGAGGGTCTCTCCATAATCTACGGCGTGAGATTACTCGTGAAGAACTTGAAGTTGTTGTACTACGAGTTGCTACAATCGTACGCTGCCTAGTATTACGAATACCAGATGACGTAAATGTTGCATCACCATACGATGTAGAATTTTCTCTAAGGTTGTTTTCATCATCTATTACAACAAGTTTCTTTTCACCTGTTCTGAATCTCAGAGCAAAGTTATTTGGAATTCTGTAATATGCTGTAAACTCACCTTGTTGATCAGTAATAACTGGCTGCCCGTCTAATCCGCCTGATGGTCTAACATAAGCATTTACATCTTTATCATCAAAGAAGAAATACATTCTTGAGTTAGGACGGTTACCTTTACCATCAACACGAACTGTAATAGAACGCATAAACGGAATAACTGAAGTATCAACTAGACGATCATTTACAACATCAATGTTTGTACGAACAGTTCGTGTATTAGTGATACGACTCGTTGCTTGAATAAATCCAATATTTCTTGTTACATTTCTAGAAGAAGACGACGTTCTTGTACCACCCGACCAGAACAAGAACCAAGAGTTCCATGTCTGAGTCAATCTACCATTATTGAATAGACGATATGTAACATCAGGAAGAGTGTATCTTGTATCAATCCACGAATCAACAGAAGGATTCAAAGTAATTTCAGCTGACCATCTGTAAATTGCGTATGGGTTAACGTTAAGTGTACGAGAACGTAGACCCTGCTTGATGAATGATACATGTTCATAAGGTAACGTAACAATACCATCATTGATCACAACGTTAGAAGATGCAGATAGATTCTCTTCAAGATCAACAGCATTCAATGAAAATTCAGGACGCATTTCTCCTTTATCTTCCATTGATACATGATATCCTGACCATGTAAAGTCACCTACACTATGATCAACGAACTGATCTGTTAGGAATCCGTTTTTGAATCGATTATTACCAGTGATCGGATCAATAACTTGTTGGCTTTCAGCTTCTTGCTCTAGAAGATTCAATGAAGTATAGTACTCAACATTAGACAGACGGTTTTCAATAATACCGATGTCTTTCATTGTGTATCTTCTATTATTTTCTTTGATTGCTTGGATGTCATCAAGCAAGAAAGTATAAGCAGGAACATCAAGATTATAAAGAATCATTGAATCAGACGGATCAGCAGGTTCTTTTGGATCAAGAGAAGGAACACCTTCAACAACACCAAAGTTACCATTAGACTTAACATATACCTTATCTTTTCTTGGAAGATAATGTTCAATGTCTGAACGAATGATTGTATAAGGAGTTGGAATATCACCTTTGTTTGAACCAGCTCCAGTGAAGTCTTGTCCGTCATTTGCTAGACGTGGGCGGAAATCCAACACGTCAGATAGTCTTACACCATTCTCTGATGGAATATCTTCATAATCAAGATCGTCATATGAATCAGGACCGAAGTAATCACCTGAGCTATGAGCAAAGTAAGTATAGTTAACGGTGATTGGTTGTGCAATAGTAACATTTGTTTCAACGTATGAAACACCGTAGAATGAACGAGTCTTATTCGTAAACAATTGAATTTGATCTGTTACATCTACACCATTGTTATCAGTCACACTGTCTATTTGATATACATCAGCACGATTTAGTGAAAGCTGCCCATTACTGAATGATCCAACAACACTATTAGTTGTTGGAGTCTTAACACGTTGAACGACTTGCTCTTTTGCTACTTGCAGAGAAAATCTAACAGGGCGACCGGAGTTACCATTACCAAAATCAATTGTGATGATAGAACCGTTTGGATTACCGCCCAATGTAACATCGCCGGAGATATCGTAGTACTGATTAGTGTCAGTGAATATAGTTACTGCGTATCTTGGATCTTGAAGAATGAAGATTTCATTCGTTGGAGCAGTAAGTACCACAACGCCGTTAGCATCAGTTGTTTCATTAAACTGCTTAACGGTAGAGAATGAAGTATCAGATATACCAGATTGATTCTTAAGTGATTTTGCAAATTCAACATTTGTTGGAAATACTAGACTGTTATTACCAGATTCTTGGATTGTAGGATCAGAAACACCAGCAGTAAATGTTGTACTGCTTGATGAGAAAACACTTTGAACATTTCCAATGAATCCAGTAGAACGATTACCTGATGCATTCTTTACATCAAACAAATAAAGTCTGTATGATCCATCTTCATTATCACCAATCAAACGAACACGTGCTGTACCTAGAACAGAACCACCTGGATTATTTCCTGGTGTAGTTACAGCAGTATCTTGAAATTCGATTTCTTGATAAGTATTGATATCTGGAATTGTGCTAAGATTATCAACGTTAATGTAGTAACCCAAACCAGCAGAAATTGAGCTGTTGTTTAGAATTCCTGTTGCACGTGCTTTATTTGATTCGATGTTGATTTTAGAAAGAGACTCAACACGGAAACCTTTTACGTATGCAATACCTGGGTCAAGCTGTGTAACAAACTTGTCTTCATCTGTATTTTCAAACACAGTACCATATTCAGCAAAGCCTATTTTAAATGGCTTAACCGTGTAGTCACCAGACTCTTCAAATGTACGCTGTGCAAGAACATCTTCAAGAATGTTATATTCTGGGCCACGATACTTACGCTGAATTTCACCTTCATCAATACGAAAGATTTCAACAGCATTATCTGGAATTGTATCAATGTCTGCAAGATCAAATACATCAAGCTTTGTGTTGACACGAAGTCGATGAGCACCAGGTGCTGAGAAGTTTGGAGTACCTTGAGCATTATCAAACAGAGAATCGTCATCTGTCTCAGTTACAACTTCTTCGTCATAAATGATACATACGATTTTTGATGGTGTGTTTGAATACTTATCAAGAAGAACCGTCTCACGCTCAATTAGAACGAAACGACCGTTGATATAATAGACACCATTGTTGATTGTAAACTTAGAAGCAACACCTTCACCAATAACATTAGCATTAGTAATCGTATTACCGTTGAAAATGATGTCTATTGTTTCTCCTGCTTGAAACTTTGTTGTTAAAGCATCATCAGAAGAATTAAGATATTCAATATAGAATGTTGATGGATCACCACCAGATTCTTCACGGAATAGTTTGACACGAGCAGAAACACCGTTAGATGATTTGAGTTCTACTCCGTCACTACTTAGAACATCAATGACAGAAGATATATTATTGATATTTGCAGTAACATAGCTTAGTTCTAGGTCATAGTTTGATTCACCCGGAATGACAACTGAACCATCTTCAAATATATGTTCACCAAAGCGTTTAACTTGCTCATAGAACATTGTCTGAACTTGATTCAATTCACGAGTCTGTACTGCACGTCTTGGACGAAACAACATCTCGTAATAGTTATCATCACGGTTATAATCGTCAAAGTACGGTGATCTTGACTTATCGACTTCTGTCATTATTGAATCCTATTTTCAAAACTTTTTGATATTTATTAGAAACTGATGATTAGTTTTATTTCTTCTATCTGGTTTGTATTTCTTGAAACCGATGTGCGATTAGAAGTAAACAAAATATCTCCACTGTTTGATTTATATCCACTTGAAGGAGCGGTAGCCGAAGTGATCGGAATATTATCATCATTTAGAATGTCTAACACCGCTGTTGAGTTATATGATTGTGATGAAACAGTCTCGCCATTTTCAAATACACCAGAAACAGACTCAACATATATTAGATTGTCAATGCTACTTACTGATCTAATCGTTCCTGTTGCACTTGATGATGAACCTGTAATAGTTTCTCCAGCAGAGAATAGATTTGTACTTGCGATTGCGAGTGCAACACCTGCATCATTTGATCGTGGCTCTTTTAGAATACCAGCGATACGATAGTCAATGTTTGTTGGAAAATCTCCACCTTCATCACCATCAATAACTGTTCTTACCATTTTATGAGTCGCACCAAGTTCTAATCTAGCATCTGAGCCATGACCATTTCTTGGACTAATAACTGGACGAGCGGTTGCTCCACCACCTACAGTTGACCCGCTTAATGTAACAGTTGCTTCTGTATATCCACTTCCTGCATTCGTTACAACGATACGATCAATTGTTCCTGTTAAATCATCAACTTCTGCAAATGCGGTAGCTCCCGTTCCATCACCTGTTATCGTGACGTTTGGAAGATCAGTAGAAACATACTCAGCTCCGTCTTCAACCACTGCTATGTGCTCGATAGACCCTGGAACTGTAGCATCTTGTACTTGCCACTGAATGCTATTATCATTATATGCAACATTATAGCATGGAATCCAGTTTGGAGTCATGAATTTGAATACGTCAGGAGATTTGATCGTATACATGAACTTCCAAATGTAACCGTCTGGTGTTGTAAATGGAGTCGTAGAAGTTCCAGATGGTTTTGTTGTTGATTGCGATCTCTTATAATTGGATAGACACTTATAGACATTGAACTCATCAGTGACAACATAGAACTTGTAATATTCGTTAGTTACCGGATTCTTGTCATCAATCATGTTGGCGACATCAGTATACTCATCATACACATCGCCGTCTGCCCAGTCATAACGCTGAGCAACTGAAATAATGTCAGAGCTGTAAATTCGC